TGTTGAAGCTACTGATATGCCAAATGTTGGCGGAGGTCTTAAACCAGTATTATTTGGTGACTTTAGAAGAGGTTATATGATTGTTGATAGAGTTAATCTATCAATCATGAGAGATCCTTTTACTCAAGCGGCAAGTGGTAATGTTAGATACTTAGCAAGAAGAAGAGTGGGTGGACAAGTAATTCTACCTGAAGCTCTTACTACAATAACAACTTAATAATAAGAGGAGATAAAATATCATGGCAATATATGATGGAAAAAGTGGCATAGCGATTGATGAATCGTTAAATGCTATTGTGAAAGCCGCAGATACAGATTGTACTGGGGTTGATTCACAAGGTTTCTCTACTGTTACTCATGTTGTAAATGTAGGTGCGAATGGAATAACTTTTAGTACAACTAACAAAGTTGAAATTGAACTAGAAGAATCTGACGACAACTCTACTTTTACTGATGTAACTTCCAACACTTCGGTTGTTGGCGGAACAGTAGGAACAAATGGTTTATGGCAAACAATAGATGCTGATGGCGACTGTAATGCAGTTTATGCTATCGGTTATACTGGTCCAAAAAGATACTCTAGAGTGGTTTTAAACTTTAGTGGTACTCATGGAACTGGTACTATTTTTGGTGTAACTGGTATTAAAGGAAGACCAATTTCTGGTCCAACTTCAAGCCAAGCCAACCAATAATAAAATTAATCTACATTAGTAGATTATATTGTAGGGGGAGGAAAGCGAGAGTTGAACTTCCCCTACTCTTACAAAATTTAAAAGGAGGAATAAGTTATGAAAATAAAAATGAAAGCAACTTTAGAAGCAAGTGCTAATGCAGAGGGTTCTGTATCTATGATTTATAAAAGTGGCGAAGTTTATGATATGACTAATAAAATGAATATCGCAACTATGTTATTGAATGATGGTAGTGCAGAAAAATCTATGGTAGAAACAACTAAAAAAGTTGTAACTAAAATGGAAAAGAAAACAAAAGGTATTGTTAAAAAAATATTTGGCAAAAAGAAATAAGGATTAAATAATGAGTGGATTAAAAGTACATACAGCTTGGACAACCAGTGCAGTAGCTACATCAGATCAGAAATCTTTTATGAGAGTAGATTTTAATGATGATGATACATTGATTGGCGAACTTATAAAAGTTGCACAAAACAATGTTGAAGAATATACTGGTAGAGCAATCACTCAACAAACCTTACAATTATTTCTAGATAGATTACCTTATTACAGAGATGAAAATTTAAGGGAGGGTGTTTATACTGCACCTGATTTAAATGTTAGTGCAGATTATATAGTTCTCCCTAAACCACCAGTTGCTAGTATTACACATGTAAAATATTATGCTAATGATAATACTGCTTCTACTTTTGCGGCAAGTAATTATTTTGCTGATGTAGATTCTACTTCGGCTAGAGTAGTTTTAAAGAATGGAGTTAGTTGGCCAACATTAACTGAATTAAGACAAGCTAATGCTTATGAAGTTCAATATGTTGCAGGTTATGGTGCAAACGCAAGTGATGTACCAACACCAATAATTCAAGCGATTAAATTATTAACAACTCACTTATACGAAAATAGAGAGATGGTTACATCAATGAGTGTTAATTCTATTCCTTATACAGTAGGTCAATTATTACAACCATATAGAGTTATAAGATTAAATAATATATTAGGAGGATAATATGCCGAGTATATCTAATATAGGAAAATTAAGAAATAAAATTACGATACAGAATACAAATTTAACTACTGACAATATGGGTGGTTATACAACAGGAAGATCAGCACATATAACTGCATTTGCTAAAATGACACCAAAAAGTGGTAAGCAAATATTTACAGATAAAACAGGAAGACAAGTTGAGAATCCACATACATACGAATTTTTAATTAGATATAGAGATGGCATAACTACGACAATGCGTATCTTGTTTGGAACTAGAACTTTTGATATAATAAAAATAAATGATCAAAATGATTTTAAAAATTATATTACAATAGAAGCAATAGAAAATGTAGGTACATAATGCAAATTAATATTACAGTAAAAAACCTAAAAAAAGCTATGGCTCAATTACAAAATTTATCAAAAGATATTGAACCTGATTTTCAAGAAGTTGTTAAAGGTGGTGCACAAGTTATCAGAGGCGAAGCAATAAAAAGTATTCAAACTGGTGCAAAGTCAGGAATTGTATATGAAAAATATAATCCTAGAAGAACACATAGAGCATCTGCTCCAGGTCAAGCACCAGCTAGTGATACAGGAAATTTAGTTAGTAAAATAATGGTTCAACAAAAAGATAAGAATCATGTTGAAGTACAAAGTAATGCTGATTATTCTGCATTTTTAGAATATGGAACAAGTAAAATGGAACCAAGACCATTTATGCTTCCAGCTTTTGAAAAAAGTAAAAAGCCAATAATCAATGCAGTATTTAACAGAGTTAAGAAAAAAATTGAGGAGATTGTAAAATGAGTGATTTTGCAGTTGCTTTACAAACAACAGTCTATAATGCACTGTTAGGAAGTAGTCCACTTACAACAAAGTTAGGTGGAAACAATATTTATGATTTTGTTCCAGAAGGAACATCATTTCCCTATGTTAAGGTCGGTGATCAAACAATGGTAGATGATGGTACAAAAGACAAAAAGGGAAGTGATTTTACCCTAATTGTTCATACATTCTCTAGATATAGAGGGAGTAAGGAAATAAAGGAAATTATGTCATTAGTTTATGATGTATTACATGAATCAAGTTTATCAGTTTCAGGAGCTATGAATAATATGAGATTTGAGTTCTCAGATATAATTAAAGAACCTGATGGACTAACAACACATGGAGTACAAAGGTTTAGAACTTTTGTATTAACAAATTAAAATAATAATTAGGAGGATATAAAAATGGCGGCACAAAAAGGTAGCAATTTTTTATTAAAAGAAAATAGCACAGGAACACCAGCAACAGTTGGTGGTATGAGAAGTACAAGTATGAGTATTAATGGAGAGATGGTAGATATCACTACTAAAGATTCAAATGCTTTTGTTACAAGTGGTAATGATAAAGCAAGAGATATTTTACAAGGTGGTGGTATTAGAAGTATGTCAATGTCAGCAAGTGGTGTTTTTACTGACTCATCAACAGAAAACCTTGTAAGAGGATTTGCGTTTGATGGATCAATTCAAAACTATGACTTGATATTTGCAGATGGTTCTAAAGTAGCAGGTGCTTTTTTAATCACAAGTTACGAAAGAGCAGGAGAGTATAATGGAGAAGAAACTTATTCACTTACTCTTGAATCTCACAATACAGTAACATATACTAACGCATAATAAAGGTTGAAAATATGGATCACACAGATGGGTTTAAAATGGTAGAGGTAAAATTTCAAGGAGAGTCCTATAACGCATTTTACAAGGTTACTAGAAAGGGAGTAATAATCGTTGAAACAAGAAAAGATATTCCTATCAAACCTTATGATCACATAATGATCGGTGTAGATAAAGTTGTAGTGCAAAAGGTTTCGGTTTTTGAAAATAGATGTGAAATTACTTGTGAAGCAATAGCTTCAAGTGATATAGTCAAAGCTAATAAAACTTTGAAGAAACTTAAAAAAACACAAACAACTGAAAAGGAAACCGATGGCGAATCAGTATAAAGGCGAAATCAAAGGTAGTCTAGGAGATAAAGAAAGAACTTTTAGACTTACCTTTGAGAATATAGTTAATATAGAAAGCAGAACAGGAAAACCCATAATGGATATTGCTAACAATTTAGCATTAAATAAATATTCAATGAAAGATTTGGTTATAGTTCTACATGAAGCACTTCAAGGTGCTGGTGGTAAATATGTTCAATCATCAGTAGGAGATATGGTTATACAAACAGGTATAATTAAAGTTGGTGCTTTAGCAGGAGAAGTATTAGGAACTATATTTACTGGCGAAAAAAAAGATGACGATTCCCCTTTAGTACAGGGGGAGAACGAGCAGACAAATACCCAATCCAGCAATACCTAGAAATAGGTCTTGGTGTATTAGGATTCTCCCCTGATGTATTTTGGGGTTTATCAATTACAGAATTTATTTCAGCACTTAATGGATATAAACTATCCAAGGGTGGCAACATAAACGAACCAACTCAAAGACAACAAATGGAAGAACTAATGCGACAGTTCCCAGATTAATATTATGGCATCAAATTTAGCAACAATAAGAGTAGAACTTATAGCAAATGCACAGAAGTTTAAATCTAATGTAGATAAGGCATCTACTGGTTTAAAGAAGCTAGACAAATCAACAGTTAAAACTTCTAAATTTTCTAAAAAGTTATCAGATAGATTAAGAGATACAGCTGGTTCTATTGCGGCAGTACAAGGTCCACTTGGTCCAGTAGCTGGTAGAATTAGTTCTATTGGTGCTTTATTAGGTAGAGTAAATCCTTTAGTTTTACTTATGACTGCGGCATTCGTTGGTGTTGGTTTAGCAGTAACAAAATTTGCTAGAGCAGGTGCACAAGCTGAATCACAATTTTTAAAATTAGAAGCATTATTAAAAGCAACTGGTAATGCGGCACAACAAACTGGTACTGATATTGAAGCTATGGCTAGAGAAATTGGTATCGGAACATTAGCCAGTGTACAAGGTGCAAGAGATGCGGCAGGAGTTTTATTAACATTTAAATCAATAGCTGGTTCAACATTTAAAGATACTTTAAAACTAACACAAGACCTTGCGGCAGTAGGTTTTGGAAGCATGAAAACTGCGGCACTTCAATTAGGTAAAGCATTAGAAGATCCTGAAACTGGTTTATCAGCTTTGCGTAGAGTTGGTGTATCTTTTACTGAACAACAAAAAGATCAGATTAAAGTTCTTGCTATGACTGGAAGACAGTTTGAAGCGCAATCACTTATTATACAAACACTTAAAGAACAAGTAGGTGGAGCAGGAGAGGGTGCGGCAGGTGGATTAGCAGGTGCTTATGATACATTAAAAGAAAATATGGCTTTGTTTTTTGAAAATAATGCTTTCGGTGCATTAATTGTATCAAAACTTACTGATGGCTTAAATAAAATGAATACTTCACTTGCTGGAACATTAAGGCAAGTAAAAGAATTACCTGACAATGAAAAAGAATTAAATGAAGTAAGACAAGAAACTCTTAAAATAATTCATCAAGAAATTGATGATTTACACACAATGATAGCAAGAAAAGAAAAATTAGGAATATTAGATGCTAAAGAATTTACTTTACTTACTAAACAAATAATTCAGAAAAAATTTGATATAAAATTAAATAGTAAAATATTAGAAGATATAAAAGCAAAAACAAAAGCATTAGATGAAGAAATACCTATTATTAATAAAGCTGATGAAATTAGAAAAAAATCTAATAAAAAACAATTAAGAGCTTTAGATGATGAAGTTAAAATGGCTCTTGCTGGTAGTGATAAAAAAAGATTTGTTATTGAACAAGAAAATAAATTAAGAGATTCATTGATAAGTAAATTAGGAGATAGCAAAGAAGCTATGGAAGCAATTAATACTATACTTGATCAACAATCAGGTAAATTTGAACATCAAGCAGAAGTTATGGTTAAGTTTAGAGAAGAACTTGAACAAGTAGATCAAATAGCAACAGGTGTAGCAAATGAAATTAGTAAAGTAGGAGATACTATTGTTGATGCTTTTTTAAGAGGTAAAGCAGGTGCATTAGACTTTAAAAATATTTTAAGAGAATTAATTATAAGTATTCAAAAAACAATTATACAAACATTAATTTTAGATCAAGTAAATAAATTTGTTAAGAATACTATAACTGGAATATTTGCACCGACTGCACCTAAATTAAATACAGGTTCTGTACCATCACACCCAACAAGACAATTAATGGCAGGTGGAGGAACAGTACAACAAGGTAATCCAACAATAGTTGGAGAAAGAGGTCCAGAGTTATTTGTTCCTAATAGTTCAGGTGCTATTAAAAATAATGCCGATACAAAACAAATGGTCGGAGGAGGTGGCGGAATAAATGTCACTCAAAATTTAAACTTTGCTGTTGGTGTAACCAATACAGTTAGAGCAGAAGTTATGAATATGCTTCCAGCTATTCAACAATCAACAGTCCAAGCAGTTGCAGAAGCCAAGCAACGAGGCGGAAAATTTAGCAAGGCATTCGGTAGTTAATCATGGCAGTATTTACACCATCATATCCTTTGACTTTACCAACAGCCACAGGAATCGTAACACAGAACTGGGGTTTGAATAGAGTGGTAGCTGTTACTGAATCTCCTTTTACTTTACAACAACAAACTTTTGAACATGAGGGTTCACAGTGGAGATGTACTATGACATTACCACCTATGAAAAAAGATAAAGCATCAATATGGTTGGCTTTCTTTATGTCATTAAGAGGAAGACGAGGAACTTTTAAATTAGGCGATCAAGATAGAAAGACTATTCAAGGAACTGCAACAGGAACAGTAAGAGTTAATGGTGCAAGTCAAACAGGCAATCAAGTTGCTTTAGATGGTTTTACTGCAAGTCGTGCCAATGTATTTAAGGCAGGGGATTATATACAAATAAATTCCTATGTTTATATGGTTATTGAAGATGTAAGTGCCAATGGTTCAGGAGAAGCCAATGTTAAGATAGAACCAGCATTAAGATCAGGAATAGAAACA